TTAGAAAATGCTAAAAAAATGAAAGAGTGGAAACACCCTAGATAATGAAGAATAAACCACTAAATATATCGGAATCTGCTGCCGTGCAGATGCCAATGAAGACAGTTGCTAGTTTGATTTTATTAGTCGCAGCTGGTGTATTTGCATATACAGAATTGACGGCAAGATTAGTATCATTAGAGACATCAAGAGAATTATTTGAAAATGATCTGTTAAAGAAATCAGAACAAGTACCTGTAGATCAAGAGCAACATTTTTTGTTAGAAGATTTATATAAATCTGTAGAGAAAATGGAGCAAACTCAAGAGATGAATATGACTAACAAAGTTAATATAGAATTTTTACAATCACAATTAGAAAAAGCATTGGAAGATATTGAAGATTTAAAAGATAAGGTAAGAGCAAATGGAAATGGAGCACATTGATGGAGTTAATTATAGCTCTATTAATGATTGTAAACGGGGAAATTAAAGAACATCGAATACAAGAATCTATGTCAAACTGCTTAAAAGGTAAAAGAATTGCAATGCGTACTAACACAAGTAGAGCTGTAAATTATCAATGTATTAAATCAAAAGCAGAACTTGAAAAAAATATTGATGGATCTTTAACTATAAAAAAACTTATATTAGAATGAAATGGATAATTACATTTTTAGTATTAACTCTTGTTACTCTTGGTGCTAAAGCAGAAGAGATAACAACAGATAATTTACTTCCAAATGCAGGTGATGGTGTAGATTGGGGATCTAATTCTACAGATCAAATTAATCCAGGTAATTCTGGTTATGTAAATAATGGTGATGTTATAAATGGTTTTACAGTTACTTGTCCAGAATCACAAGCTAATTGTGGTTATAAACATAGCACAGGTGGAGATTTTGAGGTAACTGGTACAGCAACTGTATCAGTAGATGACATAGATTTAACTAGTAATACTATTACTCAAGATATGCTAGACAATGGTATAACATTAAATAGTTATATAGATGTAGCTAACTGTGATAGTAAACCTGGTAACTGTGAGGGTAGATCTGGTGATGCAGACTCACACACTATTGTAATAGAATTAAAAGATTCAGATGGTAATGTCTTATCTACAACCACACAAATAAGAGTAGGTATATCTGGTTTTCAAGGTAATTGTAATGGTTATCCTTACTCTAATTCTGGAGGACAAACTGCAGATTGTGGCCAATATAATGATCAAGTAATTTATAATGATACTGGATCAAATAAAGTTGATTGGTCTTGGAGTGGTACTGATAATAATAATAGTAATAGTTCCCTAGGAGGACCTAATTTACTAGGTGCAAAACTTACTATGACTTATGATGATACTGTTATTGATAATAGTATTATAGAAGAGATAGAAGATATATTTGATAATATAGATGAAGATATTATTAATGATATATCAGATAATATACAGGAACCTGATTTTGAAATTGATATGGATTCACCAGAATTTGAAAGTATTATAATTACAGAAGAATTTGTAGAAGATTTTTATATGGAAATGGATCAAGAATTTTTTATTGAAGATCAAGGCACTAATTTTGAAGATGAACCTATGGTAGTATTTGCTGATGACCAAATAATGGAAGAAATGTATGAAGAGTCTAATGAAATTATTGAAACATTTTTACCAATGCCATCTGAAGAAGAAGGTTTATCATCAGAAGAATCATTTGTAGCAGATGAATCTCCAGTATTTATGCAACCTAATGATGAGCCAACAGAATTTACTACTGAAACATTTAAAGAAGAAGAGATGTTAGAAGAAGATACTCCTATGATGACTGAAACATTTAAAGAAGAAGAAATCGTAGAAGAAGAGCCTAAAGAGATGGCTAAAGAAGAAATGATTGAAGAAGAGAAGGCAGAAGTAGTTGAAGAAGAAACTGCAAAAGAAAAACCTACTAAGATCGCTAAAGCAACTAATGAAGAAAAAAAAGAAAAAGTTAAAGAAAAGGAACCTACTAGCAAAACTACTAAGACTGCCAAGGTTAAAAATGAAAATAATACAAAGCAAAAAAACATACAATCGAAAGAAGCAATCAAAGCTAACCTAGTAAAAATTATGGATAAAGTTGATAAAGATATAAAAGATATATCAAAGAATTTACAAATTAAAAATATTATTAAGTTAGATGTTATGGCAAGTGACCAGGCATCTCTTGATTTATATGATGTACCCTTCTATAAAAGCAAAGATATTTATTTAGACCAAATGCAAATACAGGATCTTAGACAGATATATGGACAAAAAAATTTAGCAAAGTATACATCTACAGATCCAATAGCTATGGTCAATCAAAAACTAAATCAAATAAATATTAAAAAGAAAAAAATACTAATAGAACTGGAGCAATTAAAAAATGGATAAAATTAAAGGACAACTAGCGGGTGTAGCCGCATTACTTGGAGTCATCGCAGCAATAGGTGGTGGATTTGTTAAGTATGGTGAGATTATTACAAAATTAGATACACTAGAATCACAAGAACATTCAACAGTAGACACATCAAATATTGAAAGTTCAATAGCTGTGTTAGAAGAAAAAGTTAATAAATTAGAAAATGTAGATACTAAACATGATCATGATTTTGATCATACTCATGACAGTACTGCTACTAAAATACTTGAAAAAGAAATAGAATTATTAAAAGTACAGATAGAAGAGATAAGAATTAGTTCTTCTAATCCTCTTGCTAATTAATGTATCTTAATGCAAACATACCAGTAATAGAGTGCTGGGTAAGAGGTAATTATCTACGAGATCAAAAAGATTCTCACGATAAATATTTTGAGGTAGGGGTATTTGGTTTTAGTTCTATTCCAAACAGAGTACCTATGTTTCATTTCTTAATGGAAGATGGGGGTTTATGGTGGAGAGCACCTATATCAGCCTTCTGTTCCAAACCTGGAGTAAAAGAATTACCACTAGATGAGTTAGTAATGTGGGATAGTTTTAGTTATAATGTAAGTGTTACAACTTTTTATGAACTAGCTGGTGCTACTATGCAATATATATCTAGACGTAAGGTAAAACGTAAAGGTAAATATTTGTTTACAATAGATTGGTGTGCAGGAGACTTTAATGAATTAAATTTTGGTTATGCAGAAAAACCAGATCAACACAAATGTGGCCATGTGCTTGCATTAGAAGATGGAAACTATGCAATACAGCCAAATAACAGACTTAAAATGTTTGATGCTTCTATGGGTGTTGACCCAAACAAAAACTTAATTAATAGATTAGTAAGCAGTAAAATATATTCGGTAGAAAATTCAGCCAAATGGATTACTGATGAACATGAAGAAGGCAGCTATGATTATAAGCTAAAAAACTTAGAGGAAGATGATGACAAAGAAAAAGAGCACAGTAAATAAAGCAGGAAACTACACTAAACCTGGCATGAGAAAAAGAATGTTTAATTCTATTATGGCTAGTTCTAAGGGTGGGAAGCCTGGACAATGGTCAGCTAGAAAAGCACAGATGTTAGCTAAGAAATATAAAGCTGCAGGAGGGGGATATAAGTAATGGTTAAAAAAATTAAGAAAGTTGCTAAAGCATTAAAGAAAGCATCTGCTTTACACAAAAGACAAAGTAAAGTTATTGAAAAACATATTAAGGAACAGGAAAACATCCAGGAAAGAAACATGGTAGGCGACTTTATACAGACGAAAACCCTCGTGACACTGTTGGAATCAAGTTCGCAACGCCAGCAGATGCGAGAAAAACAGTATCGAAAGTTAAAAAGGTTAATAAGCCGTTTGCTAGGAAAATTCAAATTCTAACTGTTGGTGAGCAGAGAGCAAAGGTTATGGGTAAATCTGAGGTAGCATCTATATTTAAGAAAGGTAAAGAAGCTATAAGAAAAGGGAGAAAAGCATAATGGCACTTGCAAAGAGTCAAAGGAGTTTAAAAGCATGGGGA